GGTGCTGGAGGATTATGTGTTGGTACGAAAATCAATGGAAGAAAAGGACTGATCTCCCAACCCGGGAGACCGGTCCTTTTTATGTTCGGTTATGACAGCGCACCTTGATTTGGTGCTGTACGGAGGAGGTGAAGAAGTGACACTGCACGAGATCCTGGAACTCGTTGGAGACAATTTTGGGTGGATCGTGATTTTGGTGCTCTCCTTCGTAGAGGTGTCTAAAATCAAGATCAACCCGTGGACGAAGCTGTTTAACTGGCTTGGCAATCTGTTTTTTTCCGGTATCCGCACGGAGATTTCCTCTATGAAGGAGGATGTTACCAAAGAGATTACTGATGTGAAAGCTGATGTAACAAAAGAGATCACTGCGGTAAAAACAGAGGTAACGGATGTGAAAACGGACCTCGGCACCGTGAAGTCGGACATCGGAGAAATGAAAGACGATCAGCAAGAGGACAAAGCGAAGGCTGCAAGGAAACGCATATTGCGGTGTAGCGACGAGGTTTACAACGGCATCCGCCACAGTAAGGAGTTTTTCGATGATGTCCTGTCTGACATTACTTTCTACAAGGCTTATTGCAAAGCACACCCCGACTTCCAAAATGATATGACCGTTATGGCGGTAGAACGCATTGAGGAAGTTTACTGTCATTGCTTGAAGGACCACGATTTCCTTTAAGCGCCACCATAGGAAGGCTCACGGATTATCCGTGGGCTTATTTTTATACAGGAGGAAATGTGTATGAAATACACCGCAAGTAAGCTGCTGGCGATTGCCGTAGCCGAGATCGGCTACAAGGAAAAAGAAACCAACGCCCAGCTTGACAACAAAACCGCCAATGCCGGCGATAACAATTACACCAAGTACGCACGGGATCTGCATGCGGCTGGTTACTACCAGGCGAATAAGAACGGCTATGCTTGGTGTGATATGTTCGTGGACTGGTGCTTCCTTCAGCTGGCCGGTAGCAAGGAAAAGGGCGAGTACCTGGAATGCCAGACCGGTCTTTACGGCGCTGGTTGCACATGGTCGTCCGACTGCTACCGTCGTGCGGGCCGCTTCGATACGAACCCCAAGCCCGGCGATCAGATCTTCTTCGGCAAAACTGACGATGAAGAGCACACCGGCATTGTCGAGAAGGTGGAAAACGGAAAGGTTTACACCATCGAGGGCAACGCCTCCAACCAGGTCAAGCGCTGTTCTTACAGCCTGTCCAGTTCCTACATTGTAGGCTACGGACATCCCCGGTTCGATCCGGAGGAAGCCACAAAACCGCCCGTTGTTATTATCGGCAAACCCAGCACCGCTGCTGATGAAAAGGCGCTGTGGGATTGCTGCAAAGCAATGGGCATGAATGACTACGGCGCCGCTGGCACAATGGGCAACCTCTTTGCTGAGTGCGGTCTGAAGTCCAACAACCTGCAGAACACCGGCAACACCAAACTGGATATGACCGACGAGGAATATACTGCCGCTGTCGATAACGGCACCTATACCAACTTCGTCCGGGATAGTCAGGGTTACGGTCTTTGCCAGTGGACATACTGGAGCCGCAAGCAGGCTCTGCTTGATTTCGTGAAGGCTGCCGGCAAATCTGTTGGCGACTGGATCACGCAGATGGATTTCATGAAAAAGGAACTGTCCGGCTATTCTGGACTGTTGCATATCTTGAAAACCGCCACCTCTGTCAAGCAGGCATCCGACGCCTTTATGTGTCAGTTTGAAAAGCCTGCCGATCAAAGTGAGGCGGCAAAGGCGAAGCGTGCGAGTTACGGCCAGGGGTATTACGACAAGTATGCCACTCCCGCAAAGCCGGTTGCTCCTGTAACTCCTGCCGCCGAGCTGAAGGTTGGCGACATCGTGGAGTTTACGGGATCCAAGCACTATGCCTCTGCCAATGCTACCACAGGTCCGGCTTGCAAGCCCGGTAAGGCAAAGATCACGCAGATCTATCAGCCCGGGAAAAGCAAGCATCCCTATCACCTGATCGCTGTGAGTGGCGGTGGATCCAATGTTTACGGTTGGGTTGACACTGCAGACATTAAGGGTGCAAGCGCCGGGCAAGGTGCGCAGGACGCAGATCCTGCATGGACGCCCAAGGTGGGCGATATTGTCAATTACAACGGCAATACGCATTACACCAGCGCCAACAGCACCTCTCCCAAGTCCTGCAAGGGCGGTAGGGCGAAGATCACCCAGATCTATCAGCTGGGCAAGAGTAAGCACCCCTACCATTTGGTGAGGGAGTCCGGCTCTGGCGCAACGGTCTATGGCTGGGTTGACGCCGGCAGCTTCACGAAAGTGTGATCCTATGGCTATACGCAGAAGGACCACCACGCCGTCCAAGATGGAGTTTTCAAAAAGGATAACCGTCCTCTCATGGGCGGTTGCCTTGATACTCACCCTGCTTGCGATTGTGTTGCCGATCGAGGGGTATTCTCCCGAGGGAGTAACCCTGGCACTGCCTTATGTGTGGGGAGAGGTCGCAGCTGTGAACGCCCTTTATCTGTGGAAGGCAAAGAACGAAAACCGCCACAAGTACGCCCAAATGTATGTAGATAAAATCGCAGAAAAACACGGTATCGACACTGCTATCCGTATGGCGGAAGTGGTGCTTAAAGATTAGGAGGAAATCACATGGATAAAATTGTTGGATTGATCCCGCTGCTGCTGGTGATCGTCGGCGTGTTGGTCGTGCTGACCAACATCATTGTTGAGGTGCTGAAAAAGCTGATTTGGGATAAGATGCCCACGAACTTCCTTGCGGTGATCGTGGCGCTTGTGCTGACATTGGTGGCATTCTTCGCCTTTATCGCCATTGCCGGGATCCCGTTTGTATGGTACTACCTTGCCGCTGCTATCGTCGTTGGCTTTATGGTGGCGTATGCAGCCATGCTCGGATTTGACAAACTTTGCGAAGCGCTGGAGAAACTCAAAGAATTAAGGAAACTCAAAGACTTAAAGAAATAAATAGGCGGCAGTGAGCCGCCGCACAGTATTAAGCCCCCACCGATCTAATTTCGGTGGGGGCTTTTTTGCGTCTGTGGGGCGCTGTGCGCCATCTTAAGGGAGGGATAGGTGTTAACTCGTCCACTTTCTTTCAGCGCCGTTGCAACGGCGCTGAGGGGCTTGCAGAGTGGTTTACTCGGTGAACAGCTCCCTAACTGTTTCGAGTATCGCCCAGTTCCTCAGTTTCGGCGGTTCGCCGGCGAAAGCGATCAAGGCCTCGGCGGTACCGCACATATCGCACACATAGACATCGGCATACCGGCTTAGTGCGTTTGTGTGGAGAGGTTCTTTCATCGTTGGTTTGCCACACCGGGGGCAGGTGATCCTGGGCGTCTGCACCTTGCCAAACCTTTCAAGGGCGGCTTTGGCTTCCAACTCGTCTTGCTCGAACTGCAATTCTTCTTGTGTCCGATTGTTACTCATAGTCAACCTCCGTTACTGGATAATTCCGTGGCACCGATACCCGGGCCAATTGTTTTCGGGATCCATTTCCTGCCACCGATCTTCCTCATAGAAGAAAGAACAGTTGATCGTGTGGGGGTGGCGGTCCGGGTAAAGCGCCCGGAACTTTGCGTGTGCTTCCGGCCATGACGATGCCTTGACCTCCACCCAACCGTTTTGGAAGGGGAACTTGGGATCTGTGCCAAAGGTGTAGTAGTAAGTTTTCTGCGCAGTTTGTGTATTGCTCATGCTGATACCTCCTCGATTGGTGTCCGTGCGGCGTACAGCAGATTGCGGTGGTTAAAGCCGAAATCCTGGTAGCCTTGCTTAATGGTGTGCAGGTAGTCGGGGTAGGGCCGTGCCCATCTGCGGCCGGGCGTCATGATGTAAGCTATTGCGGAGACGGTACGCAGATCCGGAAGCTTCACCCGGAACTCTTGCTTGCGGTACAGCCACGGGAAACCCTCGTACCGATCAAGCGCTCTTTCGTCCTCCTGCGTGATGGACCATATTCCTACCGGTACCCGGGATCCCTTGCGTGGCTCGATGTTAGCCACGCCGGAGAACCGGTTGCCCCGGAAGGTGATCCGGTAGCCCTCAAGGTAGGTCGTGCCTACCTTGATAGCGCCGGGACAACGATATTGCATTTGCTCCACATTGAGGTTGGATCCGTATGCGAGATAAAATTTTCTTGCCATAGTCTGACCTCCTTACGCCGGAACGCAGTCCGCTTCATTGACATCGTAAACCTTGCCGTCTTTGCCGGTGCAGGCGAACACCGGCTCGTCATGCACTTGTCTGTTCCAGCAGGCTGTGGTTACCTCTTGACCGTCGAGATTGTCCATGATCTCCAGCTCGGTCTTTCCAACCAAGTGCATCAAGCCCTGTTTCTCGATCCGGTTCAACATCAAGTCTTTCTTGAAAACCATCTTAATTCCGTTTACCATAGCTATTTCCTTTCTACCCTCGTTACCTCCGGGGTGGGATCTCGTCGTATTATTCGCAGATGCCGTAGAAGCCGGGAGCCGGTACCATTCCGTCACTGGTGTGGGCTTCGATATATCCGTAGGGTGTTTTCAGCCGGAATGCTTTTCCTCTAAGGCAGTCCGTGTCGATGTACAGGGTGCTTAGGAGATCAAACGCCTGATCTTCGCTGATCTCAGCACTTACATAATCCCGGACTTTCTCGCTGTAGGTGAATTTGGTATATTTCATAATTTTCCTTTCTGCCATCGTAACCTCCGTGACGGGCGTTAACTCATTTCCGGTAGGTTTCTTCGATTGTGCCGTTTTCCCAGTAGGTGTTAATTCTGCACCAGTTATTGTGCTGAACGGTAGTTACCCGGAAAAACCTTTCGCCGTTGCTGCATCCGGCTTCGATTATCACGACCTCGTTATCCTCGTTCTTGCCGGTGATGGGGAGGGTTTTGCCGTCGGTCATTCTTTCCAGTTCGATAAACTGTGTCATAGTCTGTTCCTTTCTCCCCGTCGAGCCGTTAGGACAGCTGGTATAAGTTTCGTGCAAGATCCGTGCAAGTTCGGTTTAAGCTGCAGGAGTAAATGTGCTTGTCAAGTGCTTGCGGCAGGTTTTGAACTCTGCGCCCTTAAGTCCAAGCCGGTTTTTGAGTACCCGGTTCATGAGGTCGCCTTTCTGCTCTTGGGTGTAGTGGGAAACCTCTTTGAAGTACAGCCGATCGGTGTCGGTTTCAATCGCCCAGGCGCTCATTGCCAAACAGAACTGCACATAGGCCTTGATCTTGCCGGCGTGGGTGGTGCCGTTGAACAGCCGGAACTCAACCGTGCCTTTGGTGAAGTATGCGTGAAGGTTTACACCGTGATACCGGGTGGAGTTGTAGTGCTGGTGATCGATGCCGCCTGTGTAGTTGTCGTTGGCTCTGCTGTACCAAGTAGCTTCCATGCTACCGTTGGACTTGACGGTGTTCTTCATTGCCCGGAGAAGCTCGGGGGACATTTTCTGACACCAGCGGTTAGCCCGTGCACCGAT